TTTTTTTTTTTTTCCTTTATTGACTTTTAAGCGCCTAAAGAGGGAGGACCGGCCTAAAACAGGACCGCCAAAAAAAAAACCAAAAAAAAACGAAACCCGGGGGCGATTCTGGGTCATTTTTTTCCGAAAATCAGTGGGTTAAAATAGGGTTCCTGGCTTGTGGTGGACCCTTTTCAGACGATATCCCAATATCCCAACGCAGATTCGAGTGATATTATAATTAAACCTTACAGTTTCCCTACATTTACATGGATTTACCTCATCCAAGTTCTCAGGGATAAGCCAGCCTTTTCCCGGTTTTAGCAAGATTTATAGATAGGGCAGTTTTGGTGTACAATTCGCCCAAAAGGACAGTATTGAAAGATCTATTGTAATTCTATGTCTCTATTTGTAACGATGTATTATGTTCTCATTGTAGCATCCGTTTTCCTTATGTTTCAACAGTGGTATGAGAACATTTTTGGGTGCCAAGTCCCTTCAAAGTCGTTTCCTCGGTATCTTTCTCAACCTGTTTGACCACGACTGAACTATTTTTGGGTGTCAATGACCGCACAAAGGATGGGATGGGCTGCTGCTCATCATATGATCTACATGTGCCTATGTACTGGTCTGTCTTTTTTAATGCAGGTCTCTTTATAGCGACAGGTTTAGTCTTATTATGTACAATGGCCGACATCTTTTTTATGGCCATGCAAGCTTTATATATACAATCCACTAAAATTTGCCAGAAAGAAACGAGTCATGCCATTTGGGCGTTTCCATGGCAAACGACTCGTAAAGATCCAAAAAAGTTAAAGAGCATGTACTACCTTCTGTTTTTCGGCGAACCGCTATGCCAATCTTCGTCAATTTAGTATACACAGACACACATTTTTTAGGCGAAAAATCCAAAGTTACAAAGCCGGTCACATATTGCGGTGTTTTCCCTAACTCTTTTGTATACGGCATTTGCCATACCTTTTGCTCGTTTATATAGATCATATATTTAGGGACGAATACAAAGAAAAATATTATGGAAAAACTTCAATTTATAAAAGACTTTATAGCTATTCCCATATTCATTGTGATTGCTCTAACGCCTGAAATAAATGAATCTAGAGAACTCCTTTGTCTATTTTTTGCGTTCGGATGTCTCTTAGATACTCTCTTCACATGCTATTTATATATATGTGGACATCCATGGACAATGGCGCGCGTAAAAGATGCTATGGGTGCCGCCGGTATGTGGGTGTTCACGATCGCAATTGCTTGGGCAAATCCGCCAAAAAAATCACCACATCGGTGGCCAATTTTCTTTTGTTTCGCCGCCGCGATCGACACATGTTCCGTATTGTCGGTATTGACCAAATATAACTGGTATCAGTTCATACTCGTCCCTGAAACACTCTCTTGAAAGTTGGAAATCGTGGAATGTTTGATTCGGACATCTCAAAGTACCCGAAAGTGATCGTAGTGCCTATTTTAGGCGGATTGCGCCTATCCTCATCCGACATACCCGAACCACACTTGAACATTTTCCCACGATACTCGCACATCAATGAGCCACAAAGACCGCGATATTTCCCAGTTCCATCCTCATAACCAATCACAACAGCCTCAGCATCATGCATTGCCTTGACTTTTAGCAGAGATGACGTGCGTTTAAAGTCGTATTTCGAGCCGGGTTTGCGGAGCATTAGGCCTTCACCCTTTTCGGCGACTATCTCAGCCAAACGTTGAGGGATAGAGGCTTTTGTAATCTGAACTTGAACACACAAATGCAAATGTCTCTGAGATTGAATCAATGAAGACAGATATTTCTGACGCTCTTCAAATGGCTGGTTAGGCATACCCGGGGCGTCAAATACACAGAACTGCAGCCCCTGCCACTGCTCATAAGACGGTTCTTTCGTGCGAACAATGCCAGAAGTCTGAGGGAAATTGCCGCGACCACCGTACAGTTCACCATCCAAAGTGACGTCCGGAAATTGTTCCACAAATTCGGAGGGAGCATTGATCAAATTCCCAGAACGAGACCAAAAACAACGATTCTTACCGTCCCAAACGGCGCGAACACCGTCAAGCTTCTCAGAACACAACCACCCGTCCACATTCTGGTCCTTGTAGTTCTTGGCCAGCGTTACCTTGAATCCAAGCATAGGCGGCGGCGTCTCGGCAGGTAAATCACGACACCATTGTTCAGACACAATTGTGACATTCTTTTTCAAGGCGGCTTGAACCTTTGAAGACTCACGGTCCAAATTCTCAGGATCGGGCACAACCAAGTGTGTCACATGACGCGTAACACTCTTCTTCACATCACCAGCACCCTTATGGCGCAAGTACATTTCAAATTTAGAGCTGGACACAGACAAACGACCACCGATACAGAAGATCATAGTGTTCATAGTTTTGACGTATACAATCTATCACTAAATAGGATCCACTAAATTAGTGTTCGGATTTTTCCAAGAAATTTCCTACCAAAATTTTAGTAAACATTCGCCAAAATTTTGGTCATCATTCGCCAAAATTTTGGTTGTTCATTCGCCAAAATTTTGGTCACGACAAATCATTTACCAAAATTTTGGTCATCATTCGCCAAAATTTTGGTTGTTCATCGTGACCAAAATTTTAGTAAACATTCGCCAAAATTTTGGTCATCATTCGCTAAAAAATTGGTCTTTCGTCGTGACCAAAATTTTGGATCATTCGCCGGCAACATTGGTCTTTCGTCGTGACCAAAATTTTGGTCTTTCATTCGCCAGAGTATCTATTCATAAAAATAAAAAAGTTTAGTCATATGATTAAAAGATATATGTCTTTTTCTAAAAGAGCGAGATGATTATAGACGATCGTGAACATGATTTAATTGCCCGATTGAAAGCAGAATCGGTTGAATTTACAGTCGAGCGTTTACCTCTTGGTGATATAAAGATAGAAAAGAATGGCCACATGGCACTGATAGAGCGTAAAAGAACGGACGACTTTGCCGCGTCTATCAGCGATGGTCGTTGGCGTGAGCAGAAGGCCCGATTGACCGCTTCTGGAGCTATAGTGATTTATATGATCGAGGGTAGTCTTTATGGCCAGAGTAAGCCTCCGGAGACATTATCTTCGGCTATTTGGAACACGATGTTGCGTGATAAGATGTGGGTGATTCAGACGCGTGGCATCGAGGATACCTCTTTACATTTGCAGCAATTGGTCAAAAAGATTGGCACTACGATTCGCGGGGGCACGGGTGTGCGTTCATTATTGAGTAAACGTAAACGCAAATCTGATTCTGTGTATTTATTGATGTTGATGACGATGGTGTCTGAATCGGTAGCGACAGCCTTGACAACCGAGTATCCTACTTTAAGTGAATTGCAGAGTCAGTTGCACAAAGACGCGAATGCGTTGCGAAGCATTTCTATCTCTTCAAAGCGTTGTGTTGGAAAGGCAACGATCGCAACCTTGTTGAAACATCTAACTTAAATTCAAAGTATATAATACCTTTTATTTTTTAAAAAAAATATGTCAACGATAGTTCATGCAGTTATAGTTGAAAAACCAAATAAAGAGCTTGGCAAATGGATCAAGGCGATTGTTTTTACGCACGGGGCCTTTTCATTGTACACAGTTTATTCTTACAAGTTGCACCATGTTCCTGAATATAAATGGTGGTCTCTTTTAATTTCCTGGGTGTTTATGGGCGTGTTGATTCCCATGATGGGTCTTCGGGCTTCCGAGACGACTGACAAGCGTCGTTTGAATATTTTTAGTGGTATTCAGGCGTTTATTGCTGTGTGTAATGCTGTAAATTTTCTGGCGTTTACGTCTGTATTGATTCAAGTAATGGATTGGTGTGGTTCTCGCGAATGTGAGAGGCAATTTGCACGTTATGGAAGCTGTGCTGTGGTGTTTGCGAACGAGACAGTTACGATGGCCGAGTCATATTGTGATGAAACGAATTATAATATTGGTACTGCGTTTGGTTTTGCGTTATTGGCATTTACATCTTGTATGGGTTCTATGCAAGCGAGAAAGATGAATGAGGTAAAATTGGCGGAGGTAACCTATGTCCAGCCCGTGTCTGTCCATGTGCCTATTCCTGAGGACGTGGACGAAGAGATGGCCGTGGTCGAAGAGTATGAGGTGATGGGTACAGACGATGAAGGAACTACGGATGATTGACAAATACAGGATATATATAAAAAACTATAGATCTAATTGTTGTATTTTTGCTTGTAAAATTTTAGCGTAATCTTTTAAAAACTCAGATCTTAATAACAGATCGGACTCTTGTAGGGGTTCTCTGGTCAAAGGGTCTGTACCTTTTGATCTAACCCATTTCAAGATGGATTGTCTGTCGTAGTAGTGGTCATTGACTGGCGTTTTAACGATATCTGTGGTATAGTCGTTTAAAATGCAGCATGTCATCATGTGTGTAATATCTTCCCATTGTGGGTTGTCTTCGTATTTGTCTTCTAGTTTGGACATGATGGCTATGAGTGCTGTGGTGACATTGGCCACAATGGCTTCCAAAATCATATTTGGCACAATGTCTGCGCAGAGTTCAATGGCTCTTTCTGCAAATTTTTGTTGTTTTGTTTGTCTGATCATGAAACGACAAACATTTTGTGACACGGATGTTCTAGTGTCTTTTAAAAGAATTTCAATGTGTGCGATACGTGAATGGGCGCAGGCGTGTTCTAGTGGCAATCTTCGGTTTTTTAGAGGTATATTGGGGTCAAGGCCTTTGTTAAGGCATATTTCTAGGTAGTACGCGGGTGCGGTCATTAGTGATTGCATGTGTGCCCTGGGAACTTCATCTACCCTAGTAATGACCTCTTTGAATAGTGATTTATGTTGTCTGCGTATAGCGGCCGATATGCATGGCGCTTCTAATGTCCTTGCCAACGAAACACATTTTAGCGCAGTGGCTACATGCATTTTCCCGATAATAGCCAGCCATTCCTGGACAGATGGCATATATCCAGATTCTAAACATCTTTGTAATGTTGTGGAGTCATTTCTACGTAAAGCTTTTTTGAATCGCATATTAATTAGTTTTTGTTTTTGTTCGATGGCTGCTTGTGATCTTTGAACGATTTGCGGGGGTGCAGGACCTATAGTAATCTGAACTTTGGAATTTGTGGTTGAATCTAATCTTAATTTTTGACTAGTTGGAAGCATGGTTGTAGATTCAGGCCTTGGCCGTTTCATGGGCCCATGGTCTTGCAAGGGAACTGGACCACCTGTCCGGTCCATTATGATTTGCCCCGTTTGGAGCATTTTTTATTTATATAAAAACCAGGCTTTATATACGTAGAAATTGGTTTCTTCCAAATTAGGGTATGCGTTGTCTCTATCTTTTTTGTGTCTGTTCGGATCCAAAAAAAAGAAATCGGATCCTACTTAAAGCACCAATCATAATGAGACAAGGACGAGATGTCCCTGCCCGACTCTGAACATCATTTAGTGCAATATGATTTTCAATACTATATACGAATGGCAGAAGTTGCCAAAATCCTGAAAACCGATCTAGACCGATTTAAAAAGCAAGTGACCAGATATGAATGGAATAAACATCGTTTGGAATGCCAGACGATCGAGTCAGAGTCCTTTATTTCGTGCAAATCAGTTGTAAAATTTTTGCAATGGTATCTGAATAAAACGTTCAGATCTTTGCCCGGTGTCCATTCATTTAAACAAGACCTCCAAAAATTCTCTAAAAAAATACCAAAGAGAGCCCTGAGCAGGTCGATGCGTGTTGAAATCGCATACAGGCAAAACTATGCCTGTCGAAGGTGTAAACTCTTTCCCATTCCTCCGAATTTTGAAGTAGATCATATCATAGAATTACAAGACGGTGGTCAAGATATAGCTTCCAATTTACAAGCCTTATGTCCTCAATGTCACCGAGAGAAAACACGGCTAAATCGATTGCGAAAATCGTCTATATTTCGAGATGAAGTGACGGCCGATTATGAAAAATACATTCGGCCAGCCGCTTCCGCACAACCAGCGCCACCAGCAAGAGATGCAGTAGTGCCTATGCCCAAAAGGAGACGCGTGGTTACCTCTGATAGTGATACAGAGGAAGAGCTAAAGCCGGTCTTTAGCAAATATTTTCTAAAAAAATAATGTATATAGAAATAAAAATCCTGTAATTAATAATGTTCACGTATTTATGTGTCAATAGTATGTGCAAATGATTATTTTATCGATCGACCCAGGTCTGAAGAATTTAGGTTGGGCTTTGTATGATACAAACGCAGGTTCCTTCAAAAGTTTCGGAAGATATAATTTAGTAAAAGATCATCCAAAAGCAAAACATACAAAGTATACTTTTCTAGTCAAATCTTTTATTGATGCGAGCAAATCAGTTTTTGACATCGCCGACCTGATCTGCATTGAGATTCAGATGACGGCCAAATTTAAAGTCATTGCGGCCGCTTTTGAGTGTTTCTTGTGGGGCAGATCCGTCATGATCTCTCCTCGTTCGATGCGATGCCATTTTGATATCTCTACGGGCAATTACGCTAAAAATAAAAAGGCATCCGTCGAAATTATTCCGTCGTTGTCCATCTCTAGTTCGAATAAACAATGGTTTCAACGCTTTGAGAAGGATAAGCGCGATGACGTCGCCGATGCAATGCTTTTAGCGCTATTTGCCGCCGAAAAACATGGCTCAGATTCCTCGGTTCAACCTCCCAAAAAACGTCGCCGAGTATATAAACCCAAAAGTGATAAGTAAATGTTACAGTATTTCGTGGCCCTCTTTTGTTTTTTGTGGTTTTATCGCGTTTGGATTCGGATGTTTGAGCTCGCCTGCTGCCCCATTAAAGTTGTTTGCAGGATACCGCTGACCCTTTTTAATTTTATAAAGGCAAGATATGCAAAACCCGCCGATATAACCAAAGATTCTGGCATACAAGCTAAGAAGACCTCCTAGGATCCCTATCGTTTTAAAAAGACTGTCGTCAGAGTGCCATTGGTCCCAACCATAAGCTACTAGTATGCCGGCACATATAGCTCCACCAATTTGCTGGACTCGAGTAAAAACAAGTTGGAATCTCTTTCGAAGTTCAGGATCCGCATCCCGGAAATCTTCCAAATCTTCATACGTCAACTTCCTTTGATGCATTCGACGGGCGTACGAAGGATTCAATATAAAAAAGAGATATGTGACAGTCACGGCGGCGGGAATCATGTACAAACGCACGCGACACTCTTCAAAGAATAACAAACCAAAAAATAAAAGAATTGTGAAATAAACACCTGCAGTAAATACAATTCTACGGTTCATAACCAATAGATAAACTACAAATAAATACTACTGTTTTTAAAGTGTTAATTGGTCTAGAATCTCTCTTATTTTATTAGACAAATCTTCTATAGACGCGGAAGTTTTTTGAAATTGACGATAAAAACGTGCAAACCATTCTTGTGTGTGTTTTTCAATGCCAATTGGACTATTTTTATATCGTACAATGCGATACCATCTTGATTCTAGACCTTCTATCGCCGCCAATCGTGTCTCCTCTTCAGTCAACATGAGCGCCGCTCCTTTTAATGCATCATCGTCTGTCATATCGAGCGTTTTCAATGTTTTGAGTGCTTTATCTCTAATACTGGAAGATTGTTTTTTTGCTTGTTCAATGTCGGAGAACCACGCACGGACATCTTTCCGCAATGTTTGACTAGTTTCTTCTGAGAATTCTGCAGAATCTCTTTGTTTGGAAATGAGTTCATAAATTTGTTTAAGTAACATGTTGTATTGAAATTTTTGTTTTTTGAATTTTGCCATTTCTCTAGCAAGAAAGGATAATTTTTCATAATTTTCAATTTCAGGCGGTGACCTTTTTTGTCGTTTTTTGGGAGGCATGCATGCTTTGCAAATCGACTCCTATATAGACGATGACACAACTTCGCGTTTTGGCTCTGAAACGCCCGATACTAATTTCAAACAGGCCAGTGGAATAAGATCAAAAAAGTTGCACAGCAGCATCAACTTCCATAAATTTGTGAAATTGGTGCCCGTCACGCCAAACATAGTCGTGAATAATGAACCCCACTCTGAAGAGATCACATCTCCAAAATTTGTAATCGACATTAATAAAGCGTACAATGTCCCCTCCACACCTACAGGACACACGCGTGCCCCAAGGACCACCATAGGCATCGATATGAACTGACCCACGAGCGTAATAACCACTCGTTCCATGGCCGCAAACACGAAATCAGGAATACCCATGGAACGATTTACATGCAAGACCAAAAGCAAGAGTGTATTTTCCAGAAGAAATGCCGCAAACAATGCCCAACCAAATATCTTTGGAAAGGACACCTCTCGAAGCCATTTTTTGTAGACGTATGTACCCGTGATTGATACAATATAGCCCATGACATCCAAAGCACCAAACTCATTCGGCGTGAATTTGAGTTCGCGTTCGTAGAAAAATGTCATGGCTTGTCCATAACCAGGCGTCGCACAAATCATAAAAATAAACAAGGCTGGTTTCCAGATAGCCGGCATGCGAACAGCCGTCCATAGCTTGGCACTCGTTTCGCGCCAATCCGTACGAGTATTGCTTGGACTGTCTGGAATGCACCAAGACACATAAGCAATACACAGAGGGACCATTGAATTTATTAAAAAGACTTGCACAGAACCTAGCCAATCGTACGCGAGGGCGCCCAGTCCAGAAGCCAAGAGTCCACCGGTAAAACGCATCATCCACGCATACGATTGTATAATACCCTTGTTTTTCTCTTCTTCATCACGTGCTACCTCCACCAGCAGCGAATCCGCCATCACATCTGCGAAACAAAGACCTGCCGAGGAAATAGTCATCACTAATGTAATCGTAAATTCGTCATGAGGTACAAATGGTAAAATGATCCACATGAAACAACAAACAAATGACATAATCACCATATAAGGGCGTCTCCTAAGACCGCCAATTGGATAAGAATCGGAAATAAAACCATACACGGGCTTCATACACCATGGAATGGCCGTCACACCCATGATTGCCGCCATTTGCGCGGGTGTTACCTTGACGTCATCCATCATCCAAAATCGCATGGCGACGGACGGAAATTGGAAACAAAAGCCCAACAAAAGATAGAACAGTAATAAAGGCAAATGTTTCATACGAATATCATTCTAAAAAGGAAATACATTATTTTTGGTTTATTCTACGGATTTAATTTTCATTTTCGTCACGGCATGAATCGGCCGTCGGGGTCCAGAATACAAAAGTTGACGCATCTTTAGGTTTAAACGTAATTTTATCTGGAGCCGTTCCCTCAAAATACAATGCTAATTGCATTGTAGGGAAATGTTGACATCTGTTTGGGTCCCAACTAACACAATCTGTTTTGGAATTCCAACTTTGATGACCATTGCCAAATTCGTCCATTTCGATCTCGTGCGTAAACACACTATAATGAATATTGGAGAGGATGGCATTCTTTACATCCTCTTCCGTGACACCGGCTGTATCGGGCACGAAATTGGCCTGATTTTCCGCTGAGTTTTTATCGGGCCGATGTTTGGCGACTGCTTCAAACCATCCGATAATAGGTTGTTCCTTTTCCGGCATGTACGACTCTCCGCCATCGTTTAAATACCACATGAAACCTACAGCACCACCTTTCGCCAAAGTAGAATCGGATGACTTTTCAGGTTTAAAAGGGATATTACGAGCTTCTTGCAATGGAAATAAATGTTGATGGAGGAATTGTGGCTTGGCGGTTGCTCCGTTGCCCGTAGAACCTTTTCTAGAATGTTCTTCACAATAGTATGACTTTATATCATGCGTTAGACGGCCTAAAAGTGCATCAATATCGTCAAATTGTTGACGATAAGATCTCGTTAATTTGTCTGGAATCTCGTGTTCAGCCGCCGTTGCGCCAATGAGGCCGATAAGTGCAAGTGTACATTTATACATTTTGTTGTTATGACATTATCTTTTATACTGGTCTTTTGATGTTTTTGGCGGGGTCATCAGGGCTTCTTTTGTCCATGCTATTTCCGCACCCCTTTTGTACCAAATGGTGCCGGTCTTTTCACATTTGACTTGAACAATTTCGAGTGGAGCTTTGGGTTCACTGAACGAATATTGACTAAACATTTAAGATACAAATACTCAACTTTATATAGGTACATATGGTCCAGGTCCGCCGGTCCAATGTATTTAAGGTTATATTGTCAGATTATGGAATGCCCTCATTTGAATGTCCGATATGTTATCAAAATCGCAGGGCTAAAATGACACTAGAATGTAACCATGTTTTATGCAAAGAATGTTGGAAGAAATGGTCTAAAAGAGAACAGTTTTATTGCGAACACATGGTCCCGGTATGTCCTACGTGCCGTCATCCTCAGGGATTACACCGGCAACCACCAACGGATTATCGCGTGCTTGCTCTGCTGGTCCTGTGCTTTCTATGGCTTTTTCGACAGAACGAGCAGATAAAGAGTGCCACGCCTGCATGAAATCTTCTGAAGGTCTTTTCACCCTCTTACTTTCTCTAATTCCGCCGTCATAAGGGCTTCCGGGCAGGGGCAATTGCAAAGCCTCTACATACTCCATTTCTGGTCCCTTTACAATATACGGCTCCCAGGCATATGCCGCCGCCAAACATCGTCTCGACGCCAAATTTGGCGAGATCTTTCTGGGACCCCCTGATTGCGAATCAATATAATAGAGTTCTTGCTCGTCGCCCGCTTCTTCGGGCCGTAGACATGTAAAGTGTCTGTTCATGGGTTGATGTACGATCATTCCGCGAAAGTCATTGTCCTGTAATAATTCTGCAATAGGGGGCCCGACCCATTCGCGCTCATTTTTGGAAGAGATAGCCGGCTCTACTGTAT